GGTGAACAACTATGGAAGAAAAATTGAAAATGGAAATAACGAAAGGAGCAGAAGTTTTGGGTATGTCTCAAGACGATGCTATGGCAAAGTATTCTGAACTTTGTGAGCAGAACAGCATTGAAGAAACAAACCCAGTAGGTCTAGGTCTATGGCGAAACTTCGTTGCTAATTCTAAGAGAACGAACAACAGTAGCGAAGGACAAAAAGAAAATGATTCTTTTTACAAAGCAGCATTTGGATTCTTTGTAACTCTTGAAGCCCCAAGAGATATGATGAGTTGGAATCGAAGCCGAGCAAAAGAAGAATTTATGCGAGATGAAGATAATGCTCTTGAGAAGGGTATTGTTGCAGTAGCAACAGAAAATGCTCTCGGTAAATTTACTGTATCTCGATACCATAATGGTGAATATCGAGAAGCAGTAAAGGCCACTTTGCCTGATGGTGCTGAAACTCTTGAGGATGGTAGAATCTACATTCCTCTTGATAATACTGCTACATACATGAATGGCGGAGTAAATGAGAATTATGGTAAACCATTGCCTAAAGAACAATACCGACGAAGTGGTGTTTTCTATGGAACTCTTGATGGTAAAGAGATGCGCTCTTATTACTTCTCTTACAAGAACCAAGCAGGTGTTGATTTTGCACCAAACACATTTGAATGGGTTCATTTCCTATGTGTTGAAGGTTCTAATGGGACTGACATTTATGGAGCAAAGGAATTAACTTTGAGTAGTCTCAAACTAAATTCTGAAATTGACAAGGAAAGCGACATTCATCGAGATATGTCTGCGTTTAACTTTGAAGAGTGTCTCCGTGATAATTTTACTAGCAATCTAAGTCCTCTTGTTGAATTGGATAGAAAGCACGTTGAACGCCAAGCATTGCCATCAAAAGAACGTTACATCATTACTGAGGGAACTGTTGTTAATATGGTAATGACTCCGACAAAGAACGGTAACAGAATCATTATTCTGACTGACTTGAATACAAGTGCTAGTTATGATGATGATGCAATTACTACGTTTTGGATTCCTTCACATCTCAAACTTGACTTTGGAATTGGTTCAAGTGTGATTGTTTGTGGAAGAACATCACAGCGAGTTGTTGATGGGAATGCAGAACCAGTTACGGTGAATGCTTCGGGTATTTACTGCGTTGAGCGTCAAGGTTCAGTTGTAGAAGTATCTCAAGAAATGGAGGAAAACTTCGACTGGTTCTGATACCACTCCAAAGGGGGTTTGCTAGATTGCCTCCTTGCTCAAAGTGTAAACGTGAACTTAGGAGAATTTGACGTTCAAATGGGTGCGAAGCCCTATTTTGAGGAATTAATATGATATACAAAAATGCAATAAAAACAGACCGAGCCTTTATTCTCTTTGAGAATATCCAACACTTCAGTTGGAAAAAGAATAATGCGAATACTGAAATTACTGTTACCATCTATTCTGGTAATGGTGGTGGAATTATTCAGCCAATGGAGATTCATGAATTTGATGAATTCTTTAGCCGATACACCAAATATATGGATGTGAAGGCTTGAGTGAAGTAGTAGAAGGACGATTTTTGATTAAGTCAAACAGTTATATGGTTGATTTAACAAATGTAGATTTCATTACTTTCAAAGAGAATGAAAGAGATGTAGGAACTTATTGGGTTAAACTACACATTGGTAGCAAAGAAGCAAGATATATTTGCGAAGATAAAGATTCACTTAGAACACTTTTAGAAAATTGGTCTAAGTTGAGAGGAAAAGAAATAACAATAACAGATGAAGATATAATTGAATGGTGATAACTATGGGATTAACAAATACAAACACAAAAGCAGTAGCGAATGAAACATCCAACAACCAACGAGTTTTGGCGTTTCATGACAAATTGAAGAAACAAACAGAAGGACGACTAGCGAGAAACAACCGTCTTATTTGCGGAGTTTGGGGAGAACCTAAAACCGTAAAGAGTGGATTGGCTCTTGATTTTCCAAATAAGCAAATCTATGTTTTAGATTGGGATGATGGTTGCGAACCAACATGGAGACAAAACCATGAATGCACGGATAGAATCACACTTTGGAATCCTGAAGTGCGAAACCACAATGGAGAACTTGATATTCAAAAGTCCGAAGCAAATTCAGAAGATTTTATTCTCTATGTTAAGTCAAAGATTGAAGAAGGAGAAGATGTTCTCTTTGTATTCGATGGTGTAGATATGTGGCTTGATTGTTGCACACTACACGTTACTGGTTCTTCTAAGATTGGAAAGCCACAAAAGATGAAGTTTGAGTGGGGCAAAAGAAACGCTCCTTTCTATTCTCTTCTTTTGATGTGCAAGAATCTTAATTGCGACCAAATCTACATTACCCATGCTAAGGCTGATTATGGAGCAACAGGCGAAGTAATTGGTTCTAAACCAAATTGGCACAACTGGGGAGATTATTTACATCAAGTTGTAACGACGAAGAGAACACGCAAAAAGACCGATGTTGTTTACAAGGCCGAGTTATTGAGTAGTAAAACCAATACCGAACTTGTAGGCAGAACATGGGAAACATTGACCGTTGGTAATGGTAACGTTTCTTGGGGCGGTATTCCAGAATTGCGTGAGGGATTGATTTGAAATTTACAATCAATGCAACAACGTTCAAAAACAAACTAGAAAGCCTACAAGTAAAGGGAAAGCATCTAACAAACAAGGGTTTCAGCAACTCAAACTTTGGAACGAATGTTTATGCTTCTTTGCAAAGAAACGTATTGAGTCTCTATAATGGAGATTCAATCTTCCTTGTCAAGATAACTGTTGAAGTTACTAGTGAAACAGAAGGCGAAGTATCTTTTGATTCTTCGATGCTTATACCATACTTGAAGTCATTCAAGGATGAAGAGGTTGCTTTTACTGCTGATGATTTCATTACTGTTTCAATCGGTAACAAGAAGGCATCTGTTCCTAAATTGGTTAATCATCCCAATATGGAAGCAGTATCAACACTCAAGAATATGATGGCACATATCCAGTATGAGCCTAACCCTACAACTCTTTGGAAATTTAGTAACTTCAACTATGAAGGAGCATTTTCAATGACAAACAATTACTTTGAGTCCTGTTTAAAGAACTGCGAATTAGTCAAGAATGGAATATACAAACTTGACTTCAACAATGACGTAACCTTTTCTACATCTGAAACGGTTAGAAACTCCTATACTGAAACACTAAGTCCAGTATTTCGTTTAGGAGAACCCGCTACTTTGCAATTTAGTGGCGCACTTTATTCTTTCTTTGAGAAAGAACAATTACTGAATTTTTATGTAAGAGATGAATCACCTTTGCTTATAGTGGCAAGTGATAGAATGCTAATGAAAGCACCCCATGTCGGTGGTAATGAATGATAATAAGTAAGACAATTGACGGACAAAATATTTACCTATCTTGGAGAGAAAACGGAGAAAAGAGACAATCTGTTGTTCCTTTTCGTCCTTATTTCTTTGTTGAGGATGATGCCTATGTTGCTCACTATCAGCCTTCTAAGTTTATTCAAAGAGATTTTGAGTATGCTCAAGGCGACTATTTTAGCCTTGAAGGAAAGAAACTAAAGAAAGTCTTTGTTGAAAACTCCTTTGATATGAAAAAAGCAAAGGATTGTTTTGCTAGAACTTATGAAGCAGACGTTCCTTATCATTTTAGATATGCAGTTGATAATATTGGAGAAATGCCAGAATACAAGATGCGTAAATGGTATTGGGATATGGAGTGGCAACAAGGTGGAGAACATCATGATAAAATTACTACTATTGTAGTTTATGATAATTATGATGAGAAGTTCTTTCAATGGGTTTGGTTTCCACATTTTGAAGCACAACGGATGGTTGTTGATGTAAATTCCAATATTAAAAGAATTATTCACAATTCTGAAAAGAATATGATTGAAGACTTTCTACAAACTGTTGTTGCAAAAGACCCCGATATGTTGATTGCTTGGTTTGGCCAAAGATTCGATTTACCTAAGTTGATTGAACGTGCCTGTTTGGTTGGATTAAACCCCATGATACTATCTCCAATTACGTCCGTTAAGGGCGTTAACAAGAAGGGAGAGGGCTATTCTTTTGCTTATGGTGAAAAGGGGTTCTCTCCGATTGAAC